TTCAACTGGTCAGGAAGTATATGGTGGACATACTATTAGCGATATTCTTTTTGAAGACGAAGACCAATCATATAATATTTTTATAACTAAAAATAATGAAGTCTTGCCTTGGAAAAAGTTTAATGCTAATATGTCAATATCTGTAGAGTATGATCTTAAGTATTAATGCAAAGCTTATATTATTTTATTGTCAAACCATTAAACGATAGGTATGACAATATACGAAGAGTTGATGATACTAACCTTATTATCAATACTAGCATTGAAAACCATAGATTTATTAGTAAAAAAGCTGTAGTAGTTCAAACTCCTGCAGCTTATACTACTAAAATAAATATAGGTGACGAACTATATGTTCATCATAATATATTTAGAAGATGGTACGATCAAAAAGGTAGAGAACGTAATAGTTCTACTTTTTTTAAAGATGACTTATACTTTGTATCTCCACAGCAAATATATATGTATAACTTAAACACTCACTTAGATTATTGCTTTGTAAAGCCAATTAAAAATAAAAGCATTTTAGAAAACAGGAAAGAACAACCTAATGTTGGTATAATGAAATATACTAATAGTGCCTTAGAAGCCATAGGAATCACACCTGGAACACTTGTAACGTTTACACCAAACTCTGAATTTGAGTTTATTATAGAAGGTGAACGACTTTATTGTATGAAATTAAATGATATAGCTTTAACGCATGAATACCAAGGAAACGAAAAAGAAAATAATCCAAGCTGGGCAAAAAGCCATTGAGGAGCTAATTAAGGTAGCAAAAGAAAAGATCGTGGACTCAGACGACGACGTGAGCGCTGACAGACTTAAAAATGCTGCCGCTACTAAAAAACTAGCTATAATGGATGCTTTTGAAATACTAACTAAGATACAGACAGAAGAAGAATTATTAAGTGAAAAGCCTAAAAATAAAGTTGAAAAAACATTTAAAGGTTTCGCGGAAGGGAGAAGTAAGTGAGTTACAAGCAAACTCTTTGGAAAGAAATTAAAGACGTTGTAAATCCTAAAATACTAGCTAAAAACAACAGATTAAAAAAATGGGAGTATGGCTATAACTCTGATTATGATTTTATAGTAATAAGTAAAACTGGAACAATTGGACAAATCATTGAAATACAAAATCTCAGGATTGCTTTACCAACAGCAGATAAATCGTTTAAACGAAGCAAAAAACAAGCGGAACAATATTGGGAAAAATTTGAATATCCAAAAGAATTACAAAGAATAAAAACAAGATTTGATTGGGAGGAATATCCTACAGATTTTAAAGAAAAATGGTACGACTATATAGACAATGAATTTACTAGACGAGAAAAAGGATTTTACTTTTATAACAATGGTATTAATACTTACATTACTGGTACTCATTACATGTACTTGCAATGGTCAAAAATTGATGTTGGAGCGCCAGATTTTAGAGAAGCAAACAGACTCTTCTTTATATTTTGGGAAGCATGTAAAGCAGACACAAGATGCTACGGAATGTGCTATCTTAAAAACAGACGATCTGGATTCAGTTTTATGTCAAGCGCGGAACTTGTCAATCAAGCTACAATATCTTCCGATGCTAGATTCGGAATACTTTCCAAGTCTGGAGCAGATGCCAAGAAAATGTTCACGGATAAAGTTGTACCCATATCAGTTAACTACCCGTTCTTTTTTAAACCCATTCAAGATGGTATGGACCGGCCAAAAACTGAACTGGCTTATAGAGTACCAGCCTCAAAGCTTACTAGAAGAAAGCTTGAGTCTAATGAACAACTTAGGGAACTAGATGGACTTGATACAACTATTGACTGGAAAAACACTGGTGATAACTCTTATGATGGTGAAAAACTAAAGCTATTAGCTCATGATGAAAGTGGTAAATGGGAAAGACCTGATAATATATTAAATAACTGGAGGGTTACAAAAACTACATTACGTTTAGGATCAAGAATTGTGGGTAAATGTATGATGGGCTCAACTTCAAACGCATTAGACAAAGGTGGAAACAACTTCAAAAAATTATACAACAATTCAGACGTTACGAAAAGAAATAGAAACGGGCAAACATCTTCTGGCCTCTACTCTCTTTTCGTCCCTATGGAATGGAACTACGAAGGATTCATGGATACTTTTGGACTTCCTGTCTTCACTAGACAAGAAGCTCCAGTCAAAGGAGTTGATGGTTACGAAATTACAACAGGAGTTATTGAACACTGGGAAAACGAAGTTGAAGGATTAAAAAACGACCAAGACAGTTTAAATGAATATTACAGACAGTTTCCTAGAACAGAGCAACATGCTTTTAGAGACGAGTCAAAACAAAGCCTGTTTAATCTTACTAGAATTTATCAACAAATAGATTACAATGAAGAATTCAACAATAGAGCTAGTGTAACTAAAGGTAAGTTTATTTGGCGTAATGGTATTAAAGATACTACTGTAGATTTTATACCAGATAATAATGGAAGATTTTTAATAACTTGGGTTCCACCTAAAAACTTACAAAATCGAGTAATAGTAAAGAATGGTGTTAAATATCCTGCTAATGATCACATTGGATGTTTTGGTTGTGATAGTTATGACATTAGTGGAACTGTTGATGGTAAAGGATCTAATGGCGCTTTACATGGTTTAACTAAGTTTTCAATGGAAGACGCACCACCTAATCATTTCTTTTTAGAATATGTAGCAAGACCACAAACCGCTGAAATATTTTTTGAAGACGTGTTAATGGCAATGGTATTTTATGGTATGCCAATACTGTGTGAAAATAACAAACCTAGACTTTTGTATCATTTAAAAAGAAGAGGTTACAGAGGCTATTCAATGAATAGGCCTGATAAAATTTGGAATAAATTATCTACCACAGAAAAAGAAATAGGTGGCATACCTAACTCAAGCGAGGATATTAAGCAAGCTCACGCAGCTGCTATAGAATCTTACATTGAAGAATATGTAGGATTAAACAACGAAGATTATGGAGACATGTATTTTCAAAAGACATTAGAAGATTGGGCGGTTTTTAATATAAACAACAGAACAAAGCATGATGCTACTATAAGTTCTGGACTTGCTATTATGGCTTGTAATAAAAACAGGTATAAACCTGTACCCGATTTAAAAGTACAACCTATATATCTTGGAATTAAAAGATATGATAATAAGGGAAGCATTTCAAAAATTATAAAATAAATATGGCGCAAATTTATACTAGTAATAATAGTTCATTTCCAAATCAAGTTGTTCCTGACGCTGAAAAAGCAACAGAAGAGTATGGTTTAGCTGTGGGTAGAGCAATAGAAGGTGAATGGTTTAGAAACTACAGAGGTGGAGCTGGCATGTCTGGTTACGCCGTTAATTACAATCATTACCATACATTAAGACTCTACGCTAGAGGAGAACAACCTGTTCAAAAATATAAAGATGAACTAGCTATAGATGGTGATTTATCATATTTAAATTTAGATTGGAAACCAGTTCCTGTATTATCTAAATTTGTAGACATCGTAGTAAACGGCATTGCTGATAGAAGCTACGAAATAAATGCTTTTGCTCAAGATCCTATATGTTCTCAAAGAAGAACTAAATACGCTCAAGGATTAATGACAGATATAGTAGCTAAAGATTTTTTAAATGAAGCTAAGGCTGTTTTAAATGTTGATGGATTTAACTCAGTTGATCCAGACTCAGCTCCTCAAGACAAAGAAGAGTTAGCCGTGCATTTACAAATGGACTTTAAACAAAGTGTAGAAGTAGCTGAAGAAGAAGTTATAAACCAAGTGTTAGACTACAACAAGTATGATTTAACAAGACAGAGAATTTGTTATGACTTAACAGTTCTTGGTATTGGCGCTGTAAAAACTAGATGGGATAGAGCTAGAGGCGTATGTGTAGAATATGTAGATCCAGCTACTTTAGTTTATTCTTATACTGAAGATCCTAATTTTGAAGATTTATATTACGCTGGTGAAGTTAAGTCTATTTCTTTACAAGATTTAAAAACACAATTTCCAGATCTCACTGATGAAGAGATGAAGACTATACAAAAGTATCCAGGAAACGCAGAGTATTTAAGAAACTGGAATGGAAGATCAGATGATCTAACAGTACAAGTATTATACTTTGAATATAAAACATATTCAGACCAAGTATTTAAAATAAAGAAAAATGCTTTTGGTCTTGAAAAAGCTTTAGAAAAACCTGATACTTTTAATCCTGATGCTAATGATAATTTTGAAAGAGTTTCTAGAACTATAGAAACACTTTACAGTGGTGCTAAAATACTAGGACACCCTATGATGTTGCAATGGAAACTATCTGAAAACATGACTAGACCTACTGCTGATACTAATAGAGTATATTTAAATTATGCTATATGTGCGCCTAGAATGTACAAAGGAAGAATAGAATCACTAGTTTCAAGAAGTACTGGTTTTGCAGACATGATACAATTAACTCATCTTAAGATACAACAAGTGTTATCTAGAGTAGTTCCTGACGGTGTTTTTTTAGATGTAGATGGTTTAGCTGAAGTAGATTTAGGTAACGGCACTAATTATAATCCTAGGGAAGCTTTAAATATGTACTTTCAAACTGGTAGTGTTGTAGGTAGATCTTCAACAATCGAAGGAGATGCTAATAGAGGTAAAGTTCCTATACAAGAACTTCAATCAGGATCAGGTGGTGCAAAAATACAAAGTCTTATACAAACTTATCAATACTATTTGCAAATGATAAGAGACGTAACAGGGCTTAACGAAGCTAGAGATGGATCTCTTCCTGACAAGCAGTCACTGGTAGGCTTGCAAAAATTAGCTGCAGCTAACTCTAATGTAGCTACAAGACATATATTGCAAGGACAGCTTTTTCTAACTTTAAGAGCTTGTGAAAATATATCATTAAGAGTAGCTGATTCTTTAAAATTTCCACTAACACGAGCTTCTTTAGAAAATAGTATATCTCAATATAACGTAGGTACACTTGATGAATTAACAGAATTAAATATACATGACTTTGGTATATTTTTAAATTTAGAACCAGATGAAGAAGAAAAAGCTAAATTAGAAGAAAATATACAGGTAGCTTTAAAGTCTGGACAAATAGATTTAGAAGATGCTATAGATATTAGAGAAGTTAGAAATATTCAGCTAGCTAATAAATTTTTAAAATACAGAAGAAAGAAAAAAGCTGAAGCCGCTCAAAAAGCTCAACAAGCTAATATTCAAGCTCAAGCTCAAGCTAACCAACAAACAGCTGAAAAAGCAGCACTAGCTGAAATGCAGAAGCAGCAAGCTCTTGCAGAAACTCAAGTTCAAATAGAACAAGCTAAATCTCAGTTTGAAATACAAAGAATGCAAACCGAGTCTCAGCTTAAAAAAGAATTATTGGAATTTCAATTTGGTCACAACGTTCAATTAGAAAAGTTGAAAATTAGTAGAGACAAAGAAAGAGAGTCCTTTATAGAAGATCGTAAAGATGAAAGAACTAGAATATCAGGTACTCAGCAAAGTAAAATGATTAGTCAGCGTAAAAATGATATGTCGCCTACTAATTTTACAGAAACTGAAAATCCAGAAGGTCTAGATTTAAGTGCATTTAATATGTCTTAAAAACTATTAATTATTATATTATATTATGTCAGAAACAATTCAAGATAAAGAGAAGGCGCCTCTTAAAATTAAAAAGCCTAAAAAGTTAACTAAAAAAGTAGAACAAACTACTAAGGTTGACTTAAGTAAAAAACCAGAACCGGAAACTAAAAAAGTAGAATTAAAAGAAAATGCCGTTCAAGAACAAAAAGCAGATGATAGCAATGCTGTTATCGAAGAAAAAGGAAACAAAGAAAGTGGCGAAAGAGTGGTTGAAGAAATACGGGCCACCGAAAAAGTAGCTGAATCTCCTATAAAAGAAGTAGAGCGTATAGAACCTGTAGAGCAACCGGTGGTTGAAGAACCAATAGCTACAGCTCCTGTTATGCCTGAAAATATACAAAAGCTTGTTGATTTCATGAAAGAAACAGGTGGAACTATAGAAGATTATACAAGACTAAATAGAGATTATAGTCAATTAGACGAAACGGCACTACTAAGAGAATATTATAAAAATACTAAACCACATCTTGATCATGATGAAATATCTTTTATCATGGAAGATAACTTTAAATATGATGAAGAAGTGGATGAAGAGCGAGCTATTAAAAAGAAACAGCTAGCTTATAAAGAAGAAATTGCTAAAGCCAAGGGTTTTTTAGAGGATACTAAAAACAAATATTACGACGAAATCAAGTTGAGGCCGACCGTAAGTAATGAATCCAAAAAAGCGCTAGACTTTTTCAATAGATACAACAAAGAACAAGAGAAAGTAAAACAAATTCGCGATAAGTTTGAAAATAATACTAAAGAGTTACTAAACGAAAATTTTGAAGGTTTCGATTTTAACGTTGGTGATAAAACTTTTAGGTATAATGTTTCAAACCCAGGTGATGTTGTTGAAAAGCAATCAAGCTTAAGTACATTTGTTAAGAAGTTCTTAAACAAAGAAGGTGAGATTAGTGATACTGTCGGCTACCATAAAGCTGTTTACGCAGCTAGAAATGCTGATACAATAGCACAACATTTTTATGAGCAAGGCAAAGCCGATGCTGTTAAAGATGTAATGGCTAAATCTAACAATATAAATGCAGAACCTAGGCCTAGTGCTAATGGTGATGTTTTTATAGGTGGTTTAAAAGTAAAAGCAGTTAATGGTGTTGATAGTTCTAAGTTGAAATTTAAAAAAAGAAAAAAGAACAATTAATAAAAACTAAAAAATAAAAACATGAGTTTTTCAAATACAGGGTCTTTCCCTGCAAGTTTAGTTCCTGCCCAAAATAGAATGGCTTTAAATACCAACTATTTGTCATTTGATGACACTGATGGTGGAGGAACTTTCGCACAACAATATCTACCTGAGCTTTACGAAGCTGAGATAGAGAGATACGGAAACCGAACAATTGGTGGTTTCTTGAGAATGGTAGGCGCTGAAATGCCTATGACATCTGATCAAGTAATTTGGTCTGAACAAAATAGATTACACATCGCTTACAAAAAAGTAAATGTGCAACTAAATGCTGTAGCTAATCAAAGTGATATTCAAGTAACATTAGATTTATCTGCTACTGGAGCTGATGCGCCTTCTGGAGCTGTTAGAATTGGTCAAACAGTTTTAATATCAGATAACGCAACTGGTCTTATAGTACAAAAAGGTTTAGTACAATCTGTTACTGGAACTACTTCAAACGTGTTACAAGTTAAGCTTTATGGAACTGCTACTAATGCTTTGCCTGTTGGAGCTGGATTATGTAATCTATACGTATACGGTTCTGAGTTCGGTAAAGGATCTATTGGAATGGCTGGATCTATTGAACCAGGTTTCACTCAGTACCACAACAAACCAATGATATTGAAAGATAACTTTCAAATTAATGGATCTGATACTGCTCAAATTGGTTGGGTAGAAGTTGCTACTGAAGATGGACAATCTGGGTATCTATGGTACTTAAAATCTGAGTCTGAAACAAGATTAAGATTTGAAGATTCTTTAGAAATGGCAATGGTTGAAGCTGAAAACATGAACACTGCTGCTTATACTGCTACTACTAATTTTGCTTTTGGAGCGGCAGATAATGGTACTTTAGGAACAACTGTTACAGTTGATGGTTCTGAAGGTTTATTCGCTGCTATCGAAGCAAGAGGTAATGTATATTCTGGTTTTGCTGGAGCTGCTGCTCCTGGTTCAGGTGCTTTAGGTGATTTTGATGAAATTCTTAAAAACTTAGACAAGCAAGGTGCTATTGAAGAAAACATGCTTTTCTTATCTAGATCTACTGCTCTTGATTTTGACGATATGATTGCTGCTGTTAACGGTGGATTTGCTTCTACTCAAGCTGCTTCTTATGGTTTATTCGAGAACGATGGTGACATGGCTCTTAACTTTGGATTTTCTGGATTCAGAAGAGGTTCTTATGACTTCTACAAAACTGACTGGAAATATTTAAATGATGCTTCATTAAGAGGATTATCTAAAGAAATCGATGGTGTAATGATTCCTGCTGGAACTACTACAGTATACGATCAAATGTTAGGTTCTAACATCAGACGTCCTTTCTTACATGTAAGATATAGAGCTTCTGAAACTGAAGATAGAAGAATGAAGTCTTGGGTTACTGGATCTGTTGGCGGTGCTTACACTGACACTTTAGATGCTATGACTGTAAGTTTCTTATCTGAAAGATGTTTAGTAACTCAAGCTGCTAATAACTTCGTGTTATTCAAAGGGGCTTAATTAATTATTAACATTTAAAAAATAAGAAAATGAGTTATTTAAAACTAATGAAATCAGCTACGTCTTTTGACTTAATACCTGCTGATAATATTGTACATGTAAAAGGTACAGAAGGCGCTGCTGAAAGTGGCGGTGGTGATAATGGAAATTCTCCATTGGTTGAAGTAGTTTATGGAACTGTAGATTCTACAGGGAAATTACTGGCTAGTAAAGTCGTGGTTGGAAGCAATACACAAGAAGTTGCTACTACTACTGCTGCTCCTATAATGGAACAAGCAGTTAACGATGCTATACTTGAAGCTGCTCAAGCTGAAGGTAAAGTCGTTACAGTGGATTTTGGTGGATTACTTAGCGTTGCTAATTATGTACCAAAAACAGCTGGCGAAACGTTTATTTTAAGCGCCGCGCCTACTATTGAAACATATAGTTAAAACACAATAATAAGATCCCGCTTCGGCGGGGTCTTTTTTAATTATTATATTATATTATATTATGGAAAAAACAAAAAAAGCTCCTGCTCCCAAGCAAGAGGTTAAAAAAGATACTTGGGAATATAAAGATAGAAACTATTATCTGCTTAGAAACAAAATGCCTTTAACACACACTTTACCATCTAGACATTCTCAAAAATATCCTTTAGTATGGTTTGATGCTGAACAAGGATTTGAAAGAGAACTTAGATATGCTACTAATCACAAAAGCATATTTGTAGATGAACAAAAAGGTGCTGTAACTTTAAAGCATATTGTTTTTGAAAAAGGACACTTAATGGTTCCAAAAGAAAAAAGAAATTTACAAGAATTTTTACTTCATCACCCTCATAAAGGCATGGTATTTGAAGAACATGATAGCGTAAAAATTGCTGAAAACCATCATGATTATTTAGAAATGGAATTAGCAGCTATGAATATGGCTTATGAAACAGGCATAGATCAAGCTGAAGCTATATTAAGAGTTGAGCAAGGATCTAGTGTTAGAGACTTAACTTCTAAAGAAATAAAAAGAGATTTATTGTTGTTTGCTAAAAATAACCCATCTTTATTTATGGATTTAGCGCAAGATGAAAATGTTGTATTAAGAAATTTCGCTATTGTTGCTACAGAAAGAAACATATTAGCTTTAGCTGATGATCAAAGAACATTTACATGGGCTTCTAATGGTCGTAAGTTAATGACAGTACCATTTGATGAAAACCCATATTCAGCTATGGCTGCTTGGTTTAAAACAGATGAAGGACTTCAAGTTTATAAGTCTATAGAGAAAAAACTTAAATAACAAGTGATTATAAATAGGGTGGTTAATGCCACCCTTTTTTAAAAATATTAAAATGGCATTAAACGTAAACACGGTATATACAACAGTATTAAGCATTATCAACAAAGAACAGCGTGGTTATTTAACTCCTGATGAGTTTAATAAATTAGCTACTCAAGTTCAATTAGAAATATTTGAGAAGTTTTTTGAAGACTATAACCAGTTTTTACGCATGCCTAAGACAGATGAAGAATTTGCATCTAGAGTAGATCATGTATTAGAAGAGTTTCAAGTATTTGAAGAGACAAATCCTGCATCTGCATCAGCTAACAACGTGTACACTCAACCCACAGATCTGCATAGGTTTGGATCTGTTACGTACACTAAAGCTGTAGGTCAACCACCTATACAGATATTAACTTCAAGAGAATATAGAGAACAAGTTCTTTCTCCATTGCTACAACCAAGTATGACTTTTCCAGTAGCAAAATATCAACAAAATAAAATTACAGTATTTCCTCCATTAACTTCTTTTGACAAAAGTGACGTTAGCTTTAACTATATTAGAAAACCTAAAGATGTTAGATGGGGCTATACAGTTGGAAATCTAGGTCAATACATATATGATGCTACTGAATTTAATACAACTTCTTTAGCTATTGGAAATATAACTGCTCAAACAAATTTTAACAGCGCAAACGCAACGGCTGGTACTTATAGCGCTTCTCAAGGCTCAGGTCAAGGTGATGTTGCATATTTACCAGTAAGCGGACCTGGTGGAGCAGGTGCTGCATTTACAGTAAACATAGTGGGAAGTGGAAATGTTAGTTTATCATCTACCACTACCAGTGTATCAGTAACATCTGTAGGAAAGGGTTATCAGGTTGGAGATCAATTTGTTTTCAATACGAATAGTTTTATAACTGGTCTAAGTGCTACCGTTACAGCCACTATAACTTCAGTAAATTTTATGAATGCTACAGGACAAGGTAGTATACAATTTGAAATTAGCGAAAGTCAACAAGTAGACGCTGTATTAGGAATTTTAAAATATGCAGGTATAATTATAAAAGACACACAAATAATTCAAGCGGCTAGTGGTTTACAAACTTTAGACGAGCAAAATTCAAAAAAATAAAATATGGGTTTAATAGATCAAACATCTTCAGAATATTACACTGGCGAAATAGTTTATACGCCTAACGGCACTGATGTAAACTCTTTACCTTGGCCTAGCACTATGACGCCGTTAATTTGGGACACAGGTGCTACTGCTACTTCTTTTGACAATTTTAAAATATATGTAGATAATGTAGAGCAAACGCCTACTACATCGCCATATTTTTTAACACACGCGTTGACAACTTCTGTAACAAACGGCGTTCAAACTCAAACTTTAGTAGTAACATCTCAACCTAGTCCAGCACCCGCAGTAACAACTCCAATACCTAATACTTCTATACTAACCGTAAGATTGAAAAATCAATCACTATGGGATAATTACAAAGAATATGAATATATAACTTTAAAAGATATTGTTAATAATTTTATGGTAGCTTACGTAGGTACTGACAAAGTTATAAGTAGAGTTAAAAGATCTGATGTTATATTTCACGCAAAAAGAGGACTACAAGAATTTAGTTATGATACTTTGAAAAGTGTTAAAACACAAGAACTTACAGTTCCGGCTAGCTTATCTATAGTTCTTCCACAGGACTATGTTAATTATGTACAGTTATCTTTTATTGATGGTGCTGGTGTTAAGCATATAATATACCCTACTGATTTAACTATAAATCCAACTTTTTTACCAATACAAGATGGTAATGGTATACCTACTCAAGACATATACGGAAATCCTATACAAGCAACTCAATCAATAGTTAATCAAAGATGGAGAGATGCTAACGATCGTTTAATAAATGGTAATTTAACTAGCAATGAAATTAACAATGGATCAAACGTTTATGATTGGTCTTGGTGGAAAATGGCTTATGGTCAAAGATACGGATTAAATCCTGTTACATCTCAAAAAAATGGTTGGTTTACTATAGATCAAAGAAGAGGAGTTTTTGCTTTTAGTGGAGATTTAAATGGTAAATTAATAACTTTAGAATATATATCAGATGGATTAGCTTATGACGTTGATTCTAAGGTGCCTAAGATGGCTGAGGATGCACTATATTCGTATATGGTATATAATATAATAGCTTACAGACCTAATACGCCAGAGTATATAGTTCAAAGATTTAAAAAAGAAAAATCAGCTAAGTTAAGAAATGCTAAAATAAGATTAAGTAATATAAAAATAGGTGAATTTACTCAAGTTATGAGAGGTAAATCTAAATGGATTAAACACTAAATTAAATGGCAAAAGTACAAAACACTTTTATTAAGTCTAAAATGAACAAAGACTTAGATGATAGAATATTGTCTAAAGGAGAATATAGAAATGCTCAAAATATCAACGTTAGCAAGTCAGAAGGATCTGACGTTGGAGCTATGGAAAATGTTTTAGGTAATAAAATTATTAATTCTTTTGCTGTTGAAAATTTAGAACAAGTAGATGGCGCAGTTATCATTGGCTCTTTAATGGATTATACAAATGAAAGAATTTTTGTATTTATAACGAATTATACAGATGTTAATGGAAATACTGTTAATGTTAATTATGCTCCTGCTGGCGCTTATTGTTCTATAGCTGTATATGATTTAAATAATAATCAGTCTTTAAATTTAGTTAAAGGTAGTTTTTTAAATTTTTCCACTACTAATCCTATTCTTGATATAAACTTAATAGAAGATCTTTTGTTTTTTACAGACGATCGTAATCAACCTAGAAAAATAAATGTTAATTTAGCTTTAAGTGCCAACGCTGACAGCAGTTCACCCCACTATATTAACGAAGATCAAATATCTTTAGCTAAGTATTATCCTTATAAAACTCCTACGTTATTTAACAATATAACAGTTGTAAATTTTAACGGATCAAGCGCTGCAGCAACTATAGGTGGTGGTGCATGTAACAATAATGGAGGTAGTTCTAATGGCGCAACGTCTATTAATATAGATAACCAATCTAATAACATTTTTGCAGGCATGGCAATATCAGGAGGTAATATACCTTCTAACACAACTATAGTTAGCTATAATGGTTCTACTATAGTTTTAAGCAATGCTTTAACAGGTGCTGACGCTGATAATACTGCATACACAACAACATGGAAGTTAACAAGTTCTGCATCACTTATAAAAGCTGGTATGTATTTAGTTTTAGACTCATCAGTTCAAACACAAAGCCAAAACATACAAATATCTTATATAGTAAATGATACTACTGTTAATTTATCTTCAACTGTAGCTAGCACTTTTAGCAACCAAACAGTAAAAATATATTACCCAACATCATATACTAAAAATAAAAAGTATTTAACTCCTTCTATGGCTGGTCATATAGCTAGTTCAACTGGCGTTATTCCTTATCCTCAATCCCTAAACAACACATTTGACGCTTACTTCAATGGTGTACCTAGAGTAGGTATGTTAATTAGTTGTAATGTAGGTGGTAGCACTGCTGCAGGTTTAGATGGACAACTAGCAGATGACACATTAATAGCTACAGTTGCAAGTTCACCTGCGCCTTACACTGGAGCATATCGTATTACAACGAGTAAGACTTTTGACAAAGATGACTTAAGACCTTTTAACAAGATACTACTTTCAGATCCAAATCCTTATTACGATTTAAATTGGCCAGGTGACCCTGATTATTTAGAAGAAAAATTTGTAAGATTTAGTTATAGATTCAAATATGAAGACGGAGAGTATTCTTTAATAGCTCCTTTTACTCAGCCGTGTTTTATACCTAAACAAGACGGTTATTTAACAACTGGATTAGGTAACAAAAGAGTTGTTCGTAAAAAAGACGCAGGGGATACTGATTATCAAAATGGAGATAAACGCTATGATATTTATCAGTTCAGTGACTTTGCTTCTCAAGAGGAAGAAATAGCAAAATCTACTATTGTAAGTTTTTTTGAAAATAGAATACAAGAGGTAGATATACAAATCCCATGTGATTATTTAATTAATCAACTTTACTCTGAATTAAAAGTAATTGAAATAGATATATTATATAAAGAGTCTGATGGATTACAAGTTAAAGTTTTAGACACATTTGCTAATACAGATGAAATAATAAGCTCTAATAACACCAATTTGTTAACTTATAATTACCAATCAAGAAAACCTTTTAGAAATCTAACTGATGCTGAAGTTGTTAGAGTTTACGATAAAGTTCCAGTAAGAGCTAAAACACAATCTGTAACAGGTAATAGAGTGGTTTTTGGAAATTTTTATGATAAGCCAACTCCACCTTTAACTCTTAACTATGCTGTAAGTGTATCTGAAAAGTTTAGAATAGACTCTACAAATGGAACCAATAATGGTTTTTCTAATATATCAGCTGCTTTAGCATATCCTAATCATAGTGTAAAACAAAATAGAACTTACCAAATAGGTGTTGTTCTTCAAGATAAATATGGTAGATCATCTGATGTAATTTTATCTTCATTAGGCGATGAAACAATACAGTTTCCTGCTGGATCAGGAGGTGCTCTTTTCTCAGGTTCAACTATATTTCACAATTATAGACTATCTACAGAAAATATTTATAACTGGTTTGGAGATAGTATAAAAATGCTTTGGCAAAATCCTATACCTGAAACTGTTTCATATGCTAGCGGTTATCCAGGTTTATACAGGAGCGGCATAGTTAATACAACAGTTAATCAAGGCGGCTCTAACAATATATTTACTTTAACAACTTGGGATAATGATATAATAGTCGGAAGTATAATTAAAGGTATTAATAGTGTTGGTAGTAATTTTTCAGTATCTATAATAGCTTTAGATAGTGTTTCTGATCCTAAAACAATAACGCTTAGTGATGATGTTGTAATAGGTGCTAACACTCCTGTAGAAATAATAGGTAATGCTAATCCTTTAGGTTGGTACAGTTATAAGATAGTAGTAAAAGCATCTGAGGAAGATTATTACAATGCTTATTTACCTAATGCTTTAGCTGGATCTACTCAATACAGTATTGGAGCGGCTTCTGGTTTAAGTCATATAACACTATTAGCAGACAACATAAATAAAATACCTTCTGATGTTACTGGCGCCACGCCTGAACAAACGCAGTTTAGAACTAGTGATGAAGTTTTATTTCCAAGAGTAGCTCAACAAAATTTTACCACTCAAACAAGACAGATAAATGTTTCAGCAGGGGAAAACCCAACAAGAAGTAGGTTTTTTACAGTAGAATCTATAGGCAAAGTGTCAGATTTAGGTATAAATACAAACAGTGGCGTAGGAGCTAGTGGCGCTGCAATAAAAGCTGCAGGTATATTCGATGCTCCTAGTAATCCAACTGTAGCTAGGCTTAGTACTTATGGAACTACTTTTGGTGGCTTTTATAATAATCCAGCTAATAATCCACTATTCGTACCTAATTTAAATGGTACTCAATGGGCATCATCAGGCGTTAATTTTTACCAAATGGACGTTCGATATGGAAATCCAATTGAGGGTACAAATGCTACTAATAGAGGTGTTCCTTTAGTTGGAAATTTATATCCAAAACCAGAAATAAAATGGAAAAATGTTGACGCTAATGGGTTCACAGGTAATATTTCTGGTGGAGCTCTTGGTTGGGGTTATTGGAGTAACAATAATAACACAGATCCTAATAACTCTGTAACTGTTAGTACAGATGGAGAGGGCGTTGGCATGAGAGTAAGACTAATGTCAATAGGCCCAAATGCAGACGGAAGTTTTTATTCCAACCCTACATTTGCATCTCCATCTACTCTGTATGTTAGAGTTCAAGTAAGAGGAGTTGGGTATAAAGCTGGTGATCAAATTGAAATACCAGCTAGTACGAGTGGAACTGCTACTTCTTGGAGTGATCCATTAGTTTTTACACTTTTAGAAGGTCACCTAGCAACGCCAGAATCTTCTGAAGCTATAGCTGGACAGCCTATAAGTATTATGGAGGTTAAACCGCCTACTTCTAATCTAGACATATATTGGGAGACTTCTACATCAGGTTTAATTAGAGACTTAAATAATACTATAAATACAGCAGCTGCTCTATCAGCACCTACTAGTTTAAATTTTACTCAACTAGGAACAGCAAAGGGAGATGTGCATTTTCCAGAGACAGTACAACCAAACACTTATATATCTCAATTTACATGTTTAAATGGTGTTAATGGCTCTTTAGGTAATGTTGTATTTAATTTAGATAAAGTTGAAAATGGATCTGGTACAATTGTTTCTGGCGACTTTGGCTTAACTAATACTCCAACAGGAACTGGAAACATATTCAATAACAATGCTAGTTTTTTCCAAAACAATAATAACCTTAATAATTTTACATTCTTTGTTACAGCTACTAATATAAGTCTAGGTATATCATACTCAAACACTTTTAATTTTACAGGCAGCATTATAAATGCAGTACCTACTATAGTTAGACTTGATGGCACGGCGATTCAATCTTCTGATTTAACTACTACTTCAGTTGGTGGTTTTGTTCAAATAACACTATATGCTAGAAATGGTGCTTATCATACGGTAGCTGATGAACAGTTGCTTTGGAATTTAGGTAAAGAATCTGGTGGTGGAACTTGGTCTTTAATGAGTGGTCAAGGTGGAGTTTCTACAGCATCTGTTAACCCACCACCTGGACAATCAGGATTAATGCTTAGTAAACAAATTATAAGATTTACACCACCAGCAGCGGATGGAACTTACATAAAAACTATATCAGTAACAGATGGTTCTGGAAATGGCTTAACTAGCACACGGTATACACTATCAGTAGTCGTAGCAAGTCCCGAGGGCGGCCCCGATGTAGGTTGAGTATAGTTAATAGTATAAAAAACAAGTGATAATATTAATATGGCAACAGTTATAGAAATAGATTGGTTTAACACGTATTTATTAAAAAAATGCGTAGATGATAATTTTGCATCAGATTTGACAACACCACAATCTTTGCCTAATTCAACAACGGTTCCTGGTGGTATGTTAATACCAGCTGATGGTTATCCATTGGCCCCTGGTATAGCTTATCCTGGTACTATAACTAATTCTGATTTTAATTATTACGTTGAAGAATCTAGAATAAGAGGTGGTTACAATAATAAAGCTACCGATAAAGGTGTAAAAGCATACATAAACGAACCAGAACCTCAGCAACAACATAGGTTTAACTCATTAATATATTCAGGTGTTTATAATTCAAGAACAGGCGTTAATGATACAAATGTTTTTTCTGTAGCTGAAGATTTAATTAGATCAGCAGATCCTCAAAATGGCTCTATACAAAGAATATATGCTGAAGATACTAATTTAATAGTATTTCAAGAAGATAAAGTAAGTAGAGCATTAATAGATAAAGATACTATATATACAACTGAAGGTGGTACGCAAACTCAGGCTGGTCAAAGAATTTTAGGTCAAATAGTTCCTTACAAAGGAGAATATGGTATAAGTAAAAATCCAGAAAGCTTTGCTGTTTATGGTTATAGAAAATATTTTGCAGACAAAGATAGAAATGCTGTAATGAGACTTTCTAACGATGGCTTAACTGAAATCAGCGCATATGGTATGACAGATTATTTTAGAGATCAACTAGCTTTAATGTCATCTGATAATAGAAATTTTATTGTTGAGGGCACTTTAAAGTTAGCTACTGTAGCAGCCAATACTAAAATAGTAATATCCAACGAATCATTAGAATTGCTTAATAATACGTTTGAGTTTAAATCAATTACGCCTGGCATGATAATTTCTTTTTGTCCAGATATTACTGTTGCTAATCCTGTGTTTCAAAACTTACCAGGATATGTTACTCAAGTTGTGATAGACAGTGTTGTTCAAACTATTTATACATCTTCTCCATTAGGCGTGACTCAAGCAGCAGGAGCTAATGTTGTATTTAGGTTTTCATATCCATATAAGACTAGAGTTGTTGGCGGTTGGGATATACATAATAAGAATTATTTAATATCAATGCAAGATACGCCAACTCAAATTGATAAGTATAATAAAGACACTTACAGGACTTTAACTTTTGATGAAAGCATAAAAGGTTGGGTTAGTTTTAAAACTTTCAAACCTGCAGCAATGAATAGTTTAAAGAATAATTTTTATTCTTTTACAAATGCAGACTTATATGAACATTATGATGAAACTACTTTAGACAACAGAGGTCTTTATTATAATGTAAGAGAACCTTCTAATGTTACTTTTGTTTTTAACCCTCAACCATCAACAGTTAAAGTGTTTAAAACTATAGATTACGAAGGTAGTAACGGCTGGGAAGTAACTTCATTTGTATCTAGTTTTACAGAACCTAACTTAAATATAACTAATAATTCATATTCTAACGATCAAGATACCTCGTCTTTTATATATAGTTATGATGAAGGTCTTTACACAGACTCTATTACTGGCCAACCTCAAAGAGCTGGTTTTAATAGAAAAGAAGATAGATACGTAGCTAATATAGTTAATAGTTCTACTGTAACTCCAGGTGAAATTAGGTTTGGTACAGACATGACAGGTATAAAAGGTTATTTTGCTACAGTCACTATTGAAACAGATAATAGTACTCAACTAGGTGGCATAAAAGAATTATGGGCTACTGGATCTGAGTATGTAGTGTCTTCAACTTAAATATAATTAAATGAATAAAAAAACAAGTGATAATCTTACTGACATTATTTCACTAGCAACTAAAGCTGAAATTGACAAAATAGGATTTAGAGAAAAAATAACTGAGTTTCAAAACAACATGAGAGATTTTGAAGGCTCTGTAGTTAGAAAGTCTTACAAAGAAAATGATGAATTAGATACTTTTAATGGTGGGAAACTAGAGCATGATTTTGGTGAAGGTACTTATATTAGAAAAATAACAATGCCTAAAGGTATGATATACCTTAGTGCTATACATTTAGTAAAGCATCCTTACTTTGTTATGTCAGGTGAATGTACCGTAGTCTCAGACAAAGGTTTAACTAAAATAAAAGCTCCTCATCATGGTATGACAGAGCCAGGAACACAAAGAATTTTATACATTGATGAAGAATGTGTATGGGTAACAGTACATCCAACTGATAAAACAAACGTTGAAGATGTTATTAAAGATGTTACTAGTGAAAATTATAATCATCCAAAACTAGAAATATGATATTAGAAATAGTTTATATGCAGGCTACCGTAGGTGTTGCAGCTATAGTCGCAGGGAGCACAGCTTTAGTTGCTGGAGTTACATCTGCAGCTATAAATAATAAAAAGAAAAAAGACGCTGCTGAAGAAAGCGCAGAATACGAAGCGCAAGCAAAAGCCATGAGAGCTAATAGACAGCCAGTATTAAATCAAGCTAATGATATTAGAGCTTTAGCAGCTCAAGTAAGTAATCCTTATGAAAACTTAGCAGTGTCAACAGCTGCTGCAGAATTTGAAGCTGAACAAACTGATATGGCCTTGGCAAATACTTTAGATGCTATGACTTCATCAGGAGCTTCAGCAGGTGGAGCAACTGCATTAGCTAGAGCCGCATTACAAAGTAAAAAAGGTATTGCTTCTAGCATAGAGAAGCAAGAAGTTGCTAATGCTAAACAAAAAGCTCAAGGTGAATCAGACGCTAATAAACAGAGAATAGCTATACAACAAGCTGCTTTTTCTGAAGAAGGAAACGCGTATGCTAGACAAGAGGATAGAACTAATGCTGATTTATCAAGAGTAGAAGAAAAAGAAGATTTTTATAAACAACAAGAAATAGCCTATGGTGATGCTGCTACAGAAGCACTAATAGGTGGAATAACCAACGCTGGTATGGGAATTGCCGGAAGTGACATTAGATTAAAACAAAATATAGAGCTAGTAGGTAAAGCTGAAAGCGGATTAAATATATACACTTTTGAATATATAGATAAACTCAAACACGGACGTGGTAGATTTAAAGGCGTTATGTCTTTTGATCCTATGCTTCCTAAAACTGCTATATGGAAAGATAAGTCTGGATATGAATTAGTTGATTATTCTGAAATTGACGTTAACCTAGAACTAGTATAAAATGGCATTAACCTATATAACTAAAGCAGCTGAAATGGCTGCAAGACAAAATCAGTCAACAGCATCGCAAATAAATACTGTGCTTCAAAAGCTTGCTAGAGAGCAAGAAAGAAAAAACAAGAAAGCTGACGAAATAGTTAGACAAGGTCAAGCATACACTGATGATTTTTATAAACTATATGGTGAACAAACAAAGTCAGGTACTGAAGCCTGGAACTCTGGAGCTAGTCAATTAGTAGGTAAGCTAGCTGCTGAGCAAGAAGAATTATATACTAAAGCTTTTGGCGCTAGTGGAACTCCAGAAGACAAACATGCTTGGAGATTAAGACAAATAAGAGACAAACAAATATTATCGCAAGTAGGTTCATGGGCAACTATTAGTAATGAAAATGCTACAGCAATGCAAGAAAATCAATCTGCACATGATCAAGATATTGATTTAGGTAGAATGACAAGAGGTAATGACACAGATAAATATTCTTTTTCTCAAAATATGCAAAATGATCAATATAGCCAATATAATTTTGACATAGATGAAAAAGGAAATGTTATTTTAAATGCTCAAAACATAGACGCTGATGGTAACATTGTAGCTAATGATGTTAGAAATTTAAGTGCAGATGTAGCAGATAACAAAGCTGGTAATGAGTGGTATAGTCAAATTAAAAAAGAAGACTTATTAGAGAATAAATTAAATCCTAATTGGACTGATAAAAACACTGGATATAATACTTATTTTAAAAAGAAAACTGAAAGTAATAGAACTTACGATGCTACAACTGGTAAGTGGACTACTGTAACAAAAGAAGTTTACGATAGAGACGAAGTTAAAGATGCTTTAATGAATACATATGCCAATAGGTTAGACTCTGAAATAAAAGGCCCTGGGTTTGAAAAAACTTGGGATCAACTTTGGAGAGGTGGTTATTTAAAAAACGATGATGGTAAAGCTAATCCAGCTTCAGAGATGTCTTGGTCGGAATATAGAAAAATTAAATCAATGACATTTGATCAATTTAAAGAATCATATGGTGATTTAACTGGGGATGGCATTGTTAACGATGATGATAAACAATTTTTAGAAAAACAAGTAATGTCTACAGCTAGAGAAGGTTTAGCTAATTACTACTCAGGAACTATGGTACCGGCTGAAGATCAAATAACAAATACTTCTACGTCTGATGCAGGTACAGCTAAACCTGGAACAGCTTCGCCAATAAGCGACGACGATAGAAGGAAATATGAAGCTGAGAAAAGATATTATAATGCCGTTAGAAGTAACTCTCCTAAAATAGTTAAAGATTATCCAATTACAATTGACGAAAAGACTGGCAAAGTAGATCCTAAACAGTATGGCGCTAGAGTAAGAGCTATTACCAAAGAGATGAATAATAATATACCTCAAAAAGATTTAGGCAAAGGATATAATTATGTAACAGGACAAAAAGCTGCAGAGATTTTTAATGATAATAGCCAAGATGCACCAGTACCTCCTTTGGAATCAATGAATATTTATAGATTAGTTCCTTATAGAGGCAAAACAAAAGAAGAACCAGCAGTTGTATACAAACCTGTTTTAATAATGACACAAGAGTATGTAATGACTAGTGATCCAAATGTACTTACGGAAAGAGTTGCTAGTGGTATAGGTATAAATGATGAAGCTCAAAATTATTTAAAAACACAAAAACAGCCCCTACCTGTAAAATCTTAAATAAAATATAATATGTACGAATTAGATGGTATAGAATACAGTTTAGAAGAAGTAACATTAGCCGCTCAAGAATCTAACATGTCTTTAGAAGCTTACTTACAAGAATATAGTATTTTGGAAAAGCAAGTTGAAGATCCTACGTTGAATGTTGCTGCTGAGGATGAAGCTGCTTTAGAATCTATAGATACAGACTTAACTTCGGAAACTGTTTTATCGGATTACGATTCAGAAGTTCAAAAGATTAATCTAAGTTATGATGAACAAATAAGTAATTTAGATGTAACTGAATCTGATAAGGAACTGTATAGTAGCTTTGTTGTAGATGAAAACGTAGTAGAAACTAAAACAAAACAGCTAAACGAGCAAAGACTAAAAGATCTAGCTTTAGCAGAGCAAAAAAGAAATGATAGACAGTTACTAGCTGATAATAAAAACCCTAAAACATCTAGTGGTAGAGGTATACATTCCTGGCTAGACAATGAAAGTACTACAGAGACTTTTTCTCAATATGAGAAAATGAATAGAGGAGATTATGAAAGTACAATTAAAGCTTTAGAAGATGCATATCCTGATTATGGTTTTGAAATAGCAGATGAAAATAAATTTTTTGGTTATGATATTGGAGGTGGCACAAACGTAGGTGTAACCATGACAGCTCCTAACGGAGAAACTACATTTATAAGTGACGTAAAAGATGGTGTAGATGGTAAGATCGGATCTGGATCTACTACTAAAATGAAAAGTGATATTATAAAATTTGTAAATACCCACGGTTATGATGCAAAATTATATGATCAAGTAGATAGAAACATATCAGAGCAACATAAAAAAATAGAAAATATCGTTTCTATAACAGATAAAGAAAAAGCAGAAATAGAAGAAAGCGTTGCTGATATAGACTTATCAGAAGAACAAACCAAAGATACTTCTTACGAAAAGTCAATATCTAAATTTAATGCACCTTTGTTTACTCTAGATGGTTCTGATATTAAAGGTACAACAGTAGAAACTGGAGGTAAACAATTTTATCAGCCACAAATAGATCAAGCTAAAAAAATGCTCAATGACGCTAGAGCAATAGCAAATAAAAAAAGATCTATAGATGATCAACTTCCACCAGCTACTAAAGAGGAAATTGACGCTGCTGCTAGAAAAATAATATATAATCAAAAAATACAACAGCTTTCAGATGACAAGTGGACTGATTACTTAGAAGCTAATGATGATGAAATGCAAGGGGTTCTTAAATTTTATAAAGCTGTAGAGCAAGATCAATCTTTCAAAAAAGTAGCCGGATTACAGACTCTTCAGCAAGTAGAAATAGATGATTTTAATTCATCAGCTTCAGAAGGTGATAGAATTGTAGTAGAAGATTTTGAGAAAATATATTCTGATAGTAGCAAGCAATTTTTAGTTGAAGAAGGTCAAGAAATTGTAAAACTTAGAAATGGCAAAACTGTTTCTAAAGAGGTTTTTGATAAATACCTTGCATCATCCAATAATTTAAGAAATAAGTACGCTAGACTACAAGATAGACAGTCTAGAATTGATTCTGAAACAGATAATTTAAAAAGCTTAGACGCTCAGTTTGATTTATTACGCAGAGATTACAATACTTGGAGTAAGTTTCAATACAACGTAGGGACTGGATTTGCAACTATAGGAGGTAGTTTAGCTTATGGCGTAGGTAAAGTTATTGAAGGTGGAGTTTATTTAACCACTGCACAAGGATTAGAAGAAGACGGAAGAGAAGATAATGAGATCTCCTCTTACGTGGGAGACTTTTTAGATGAAAAAGCAACTAAATTTACTGATTGGAAAAATAAAGGTAGAGATAGATATGCTAAAGATGTAAGTTTTGATCGTGCCTTTACAAGTGGACCAGCTGCTTTTGGTAGATTCGTTACTCAAGAAATGGGACAACAATTACCTATACTTGCTACTATAATAGCATCAGGTGGTACAGCTTCACCATATGTAATAGGTGCTTATGCCGCTGGAGAAAAGTATATGGAAATGGATCAAGAAGATTTAAGATCTGGTTTTGAAAGAAATGAACTTGTCAAGTTTGGTGTGTCAACAGGTTATGGTGCTGCGGAATCAGTGTTTGAATCTTTAACTACTGTTCAAATACTTAAGCGTGGTAAAAACTATTTACGAGCTTCTGGCACAAGAAATTTATTAGACTTTAAAGATGCGATGAGAGCTGCATGGCAGGAGCAAGGTTTAAAAACATTTTTATTTCCAGTTCAAGATTTAACATTAGAATCTGTAGGTGAAGGATTAACTCAGATGACTCAAAACATGCTTGACGGTGTTGGATTACTAGACAACGTAGATCACGCTATGTTCTCTGGCGGTATGTTTGGTTTTGGCATGTCAGTATCTCCAGTGATGTACGGTATGGCTTTACAAAAGTTTAGTGATCCTAATAAATATAAGGAATATAATAATACTATAAAAAATATTTCAGAAATAAATGGTATTTTATCGGGAAACTCATTGATTAGTGAAACCTCTAAAAAAATACTTGAACAAAAGAAATTAGATCTTCAGAAAAATGCTGANAAAATATTAACTGATATAGTTAGCTACATGGAAGATAAAATGGGTAAAGATGGGTGGAAAAGATTTAACCAAGCTACTAAAAAGCAAGCACAACTTCAGATTGAAGCAAAAAGAGTATTAAACGACAACGGTATTAGTAAAGATCGAAAACAAAAAATTTTAAAAGATTTAAAAACAACATTTGACAATCTTCAAAGTGCAAGAAACATTTTTAGAAATGGTAAAGCTTTTAAAAATACTTTTAGTTTATTACAAGATACAGATCCAGATAGATATAATTCTATAATGGAAGAAGCTGAAGAAAAAATAAGAGTAAATAAAAATGATAATCCAGATTTTACTCCAGAGATTAAAGAAATTAAAGATCTAGCTTATGACATTTACTTAGAGCAAGTTATTATGGATAAAATAGCTGCTGCTCAAAATAGTTATGGTGTTGATATACAAGTTGCCAACACAAAGAATGATGCAGTAGATTTAGTAAAACAAGAAGAAAAAAGACTTACAGAAATTATAGAAAGTGATGTTAACTTAAGCGAAGCAGAAAGACAACAAAAGCTACAACAAGTTAGACAAAATACAGCTAGTCAAGTAAAATCTATAAAAGATGGTACATTAAATGGTTTAGATGATATAAATGGACAGCAATTTGTTATTTTAGAAAACTCTATTAAAAATGATAGAACTTCTATAGGTGTTCATGAACCAGGTCATGCTGTGTTTGAAAAAATATTAGGTACTAAAGATGGAGATTTTAGAGCATTAGAATCAGCTATAACAGAATATTTAAGCAAGACAGATCCTGACATGCTCAACTCTATACTTATAAAAAAATCTGGATCATTTAATGATAATCCATTGATTGATTCAGAGGAATTTGTAATAGAATTTTTAGAACAAGTAGATCAAGGTAATATAGATTTTAAACAAAAGAAAAATAAAAGGCTAGCTAGTTTATTTGGTTTTATGACTAACAGTGTTACAAAAGAGAAAGGTTTTGAAGTTAATTTTAAAGGAGAAACTGATGCTGTTAATTTTTTAGTTGGGCTAGCTAAGAAGATAGGTACTGGAACTTTAACAAAGCAAGACATTGCAGATGCTAGATCTTCAAAAGCTTTAGCACCAACAATGATAGCTACTATTGTCCAAGACGTAATCAAAGGTCCAAAAAAAGAAAAGGTACAAACATCTAAAAAACAATCTAAAGAACAAGAAGATAGAAATATAAAGTATAGAGATATATTTAACAAGAGATTTACTGTAGTTGATCCAGAAGATAAAGAAAAAAGAATACCAATAAGTCAACAAGATTATCTAAATTATATGTTGGTAGATGGTGTGCCTTTAAACAAAGGTGGTGAGCTAACTCCTGAAGGCGCACAGTTATTTGAAGATATTAGTAGAGACTGGATAGATCAAATAATGCAACTGTCAGGTTTTGATGCTGAATTAGCAATGACTACTATAACAGGACCTTTTTTAAACCACTTGTTAGCTATGAACCCAGAGATACAAATGACAGCTAAAAATCCTATAGCTGCTTACATGGGTAACTATGCACCATTTAAAGTTGGTGATGCTAGAAAACAAATGGCTAAAGGAGCTGCTCCAAAAAATACTGTAGATATAGACGCTCAAGTAGAAGGAAGAAGACAGTTTGATCCAATAGCTGCAGAAGAAGTTAACATACCAGAAGAATTAAATTTCACTAGAGAGTCAGGTGTTTTACCAGGTTCTGATATGTACAATGCTATACTTAAGGCTAATGAGTTAGTGCTAGGTACTAAGTTACCAAAGCTAGAGTATATTAGAAAAAAGAAAGGTCAAGCTGACGTTATAGTTAGTTTAAAAGACGTTAGAGAAATTATTAAAAATCCAGATAACTATACTAGAGCTGAGTATAATCAAGCTCAAATAGATTATTCAAGAATAATTAAAGATTTTAAAAATGGTATTGCTGCTCAGTATGAATCAATATTATATGACAATATAAAAGAATCATTAGGCAAAGGTACAGCTGGTTATGATCAAAGATTATTAGATCTTAAAAATGCTATAGTAAATAAACTTTCTATATCTGACTTAGTAGCTATGGAAAGACTATCTAAAGATAAAATATTTACTTCATTAGATCGTAAAAACTTAAGTCCAGAAGATATAAAAAGATATGAAGGTACAGGTAGATTAGTATATTCTAACCCAAAGTCAGGGCCTAATCTTTATTCAAGATTGACGCCTAGTGATCAAGCTTTTTTAGACTTCTTTAAAAAGAGAGGTAGAGATGAAGCGTTGATAAAGAACTTAGCTAAGACATATGGTTTTGATGGTACTATGCAAGTGATGACAGAGCAAGATACTATAGATAAAATTACTAATAGAAACCCTGAGTTAAACTACTTAGTAGCTGATGAAGTTGTTCAATTGATGGCTTCGTCTATAGATAGAGGTGTTCAGTCTAAATTATCTAAAGAAGTAGAGAGACAGTTTTCTGAAATTAAAAATCCAACAGCTAACAACTTTGGAATATATATGGAAGACAAAGACAAGTTGATTAAACTATTGCTTGATACTGGATATAACGTTGGATTTAATAAAAAAATTAAAGAAACCAAAAAGCAGGTTAGAAGTATTATAGAAAGTATATATAGTGACAAGTTAAGTAAACCTGAAATAACTAAGCTAGTAAACTTGTATACTCCATTAATAAACAAATTTGGAAAACAAATAGCTGAATACGAAGGTATAACTGATTTTCCTTTGAAGTCTTATATAGATGGTAGTTTAAACGCAAGTGAAAATGCTACTTTAAACAAGTTCTGGAATTTAAAAGATGCAGAAGGAAATAGCATTAACATTGGGGATTTATATGATGCTGATGGCAGAGACCACCAAAAGTCTTTTATAAATGTATCAATACCACAGTTAATTAAAGCTTATAAAAAGCAAGAAAAAACTAAACTAGATTTAGCTATTGATTTTATATTGTTTAAAGGAGGTTTTGAGGACGGTGGATTAGATAGAAATATGATTTATGGTAATGAAGCTTCTGGTATATACGATACTAAAAAAGAAGCTGAAGCCGCTATTAAAGCATTAGAAGAATTAAAAGGTTACAAGATAAAAGAAAGCAAGATAACTTACCAAGAAGAAGGTAAATACCAAGGGAAATACAGAGTTGGTGGAGGTCACGTAGAAGTTTTTAATAAAGAACTTTTAGAAAAAAACTTTGGTATAACTAGTTATAAGTCTAAAACAACAAAAGACGGTGTTACTACCTGGACTCTAGAGATCTTAGAAAATGGAGAAACGGTTACTAGAGAAGTTATAGGTCCTAAATCATATCCACAAAAAACAACTATGGATATGGTTACTAATAACATGTCTCAGCAAGAAATAGATGGTAGAAATGAGTATTCTGATAGAGCTTGGAACTTTGTTATAACTTACTACAAGACTGTAGATAAAATGTTAGGTACAACTGCTACTAAACAAAATGCAGCTATGTTAATGAAAGGCTTTAATGACAACATGAAAGGGCCTATGAGAGCTGCTGGTAGATTAACTTATGTACCAACAAATATAGATACTAAAGGTTATAATAACAAGAATGTAGGTAAGCTATTTGAATATGAGCATGGCATACCTTCATCTGTAATGAACTTAATGATAGCTGACGCTATATTTGGTAAAAACAAAGAGATTAGTTTAAGCAAACTGAAAGACAGTTATCAAGTTGGTGTCATAGCAAAAGGATTTGATGATAACTTTGGTAATTTCTTTAAAGCTTCTATGCCACTTACTTATCAATATGGTGATACTCCACTTACCAGATGGTTCAACGAGTTTACTATTGGTGGTGAAGTTACAGAACTATTTAACATACAGACAGGTAAAGTAGTCAAAGAGTCAATAGGTCCTGCTAAATTATGGAATAGCGTAAAGCAAGCTAAAACTGCTAACGTAACTAATTTAAGTAACAACGTTGTCAAAACTTCTATGGAGTCTTATGAAGATTTAAATTTTAAGACAGACGAAGCCGGTAACATGAATGCTAAGTTTAAAGTTGGTAATAAAAATTATAATATAGATTTTTATCCAGTAGACATTGAAGATACAGCTTATGTTATAGAGTTTGACCAAGATAATAAACAAGGTATAACAGGATCAGGTAATGCTTTTAAAACAATGGGCATTGTTTATAACTCTTTAACTAATCTTATAAAAAATAATCCCAACGTTGAAACTGTAGAGTTTAGTGCTTTAGCTAAAGACAAAAGTAGAGTTAAACTTTATAATACAATGTTAGAAAGGTTAGGCGCTGACCTAGGCTGGGAAACAGATATTTATACTGTTAAAACATTTGGAAAATTACAGGGTTACGATTACGAATTAGCTAGACCAGAAGGTCAAATATCTACACCAGTTAAAGCTTCTATGGAAACTAATGAAGATATTATAAATTATGCAGCTACAGTAGATGATGCTTTAAACGTAGGTAGAGATATCAAAGCTCCTGTAAGAAAAATTAGAGTATTTGATTTTGACGATACATTAGCTACTACAGAGTCTGATGTTTTATTTACAGCGCCTGACGGAACTAAAGGTAGTTTAAATGCTGAAGAGTTTGCCACGCAAGGTAAAAACTTGTTAGATCAAGGCTATGTGTTTGATTTTTCTGAGTTTAATAAAGTAACTAAAGGTAAGCCTGGTCCACTATTAGATATAGCTAAAAAGATACAAGCTGCAAGAGGAACTGAAGATGTATTTGTATTAACAGCTAGAGCTCCTGAAGCACAAGTAGCTATTAAAGAATTTTTAGATAGCGTAGGTTTAAACTTACCTTTAAAGAACATAACAGGATTAGGTAATTCTACTGGTGCTGCTAAAGCTAAATGGATAGTTGAAAAAGCTGCTCAAGGTTACAATGACTTTTATTTTGCTGATGATGCCTTACAAAATGTTAAAGCGGTGAGAGACGCAATGTCTGTGTTAGATGTCAAATCTAAAGTTCAACAAGCTAAAATGAGTTTAGAAGCTGACATAAATGAAGACTTCAATAGAATAGTTGAAGAAGCTACAGGTATTAGACGTGAAGCTAGATATTCAGAAGCTAAAGGTAAAATAGTCGGAGCTAAAAAAGGTAGGTTTAAATTCTTTATACCTTATTCAGCTGAAGATTTTTTAGGTCTTATATATCCTATATTACCTAAAGGTAAGAAAGGCGATTCAGCTATGAAATGGTTTGAAGAAAGATTAATAAATCCTTACACTAGAGCAACAAACAATCTTTCTACATTTAGAAAAAACATGTTTGAAGATTTTAAAAAGCTTAAAGAAGATTTAGATGTTCCTAAAGATTTAAAGAAAACAAATGCTTCAGGGTTTAGTAATGAGCAAGCTGTTAGAGTATATATATGGAATAAACAAGGTATGACTATACCTGGTTTATCTAAAGGAGATACTAAAGAGCTGTTAGATATAGTAGAAGCTAATGAAAACTTAAAAATCTTTGGTGATGAAATAATGAAGCTAAACAAAAGCTTTGAATATAATCCGCCAAGTGAAGGTTGGTTAGCTGGTACAATAACTACTGATCTTATAGATGGAGTAAACAAAGGTGTTAGAAGAAAGTATTTAGAAGAGTGGCAAAGAAATGTTGACGTAATATTTTCACAAGAAAACCTAAATAAACTTGAAGCTGCTTATGGTACTAAATATGTTGAGTCTTTGAAAAATATATTAGAACGTATGAAGCAAGGTAAAAACAGATTAGCCAGCGGAAATAGATTAAGTAATAGAATACTTGATTATATTAACAACGCTAACGGGGTTGTAATGTTTTTAAATATAAGATCTTCAGTACTTCAAACTTTATCTAGTGCTAACTTTATAAATTGGAGTTTTAATAACCCTATTAAAGCTGGTAAAGCTTTCGCTAATCAAAAACAATATTGGTCTGACTTTATGATGTTAATGAACTCTGACTTTTTAGTTGATCGTAGAAATGGTATGAGAATTAACATATCTGAAAATGAAATAGCGAACGCGGCTAACACTAGTGGTAATAAAGCTAAAGCAGCAGTAGCTTATATACTACAGAAAGGATATGCTCCTACTCAATTTGCTGATAGTTTTGCTATAGCTTTAGGTGGTGCTACTTATTTTCGTAATAGAGTAGATGATTTAATGAAGAATAAAGACATTACTCTTGAACAAGCAGAGGCAAGAGCTATGATAGAGTTTAGAGAAAAAGCTGAAGAGTCACAACAGTCTTCTGATCCTATGAGAATATCACAGCAGCAAAGTAGTGACGCTGGTCGTCTAATACTTGCTTATGCAAATACACCTATGCAGTATGCGCGTATGCAAAAAAGAGCTTTTCAAGATTTAGCAGCAGGTAGAGGTGATAATAAAGCTAATGTAAGTAAAATAATATATTACGGAGTAGTACAAAACTTAATATTTAATATGCTTCAGCAAGCTGTGTTTGCTTTAGCTGCCAACAGTGAAGACGATGATGAAAAAGAAGTTGAAAAAGCTATAGACGTAGCTAATGGTATGGCTGATTCTATATTAAGAGGTTTAGGTATGGGAGGCGCTGCTGTTGCTGTAGCTAAAAACTTTTTATTAGATATTTACGAAAGATCTGGAAGAAAAAGACCTGAGTATGTCGATTCCATATACAAGTTGTTACAATTTTCTCCACCTATAAGTTCTAAAATATCTAAGCTTAGACAAGCAGCTTGGCAGTTAGATAGTAAAAAGCGTAGAAAAAAAGCTATGGAAGATTTTGGATTAGATAATCCTGGATATGAAGCTACTACTAAAGTTGTATCTGCTGTTACTAATGTTCCGTTAGATAGAGTATTGTTGAAAATGCAAAACATAGAAGCAGCTATGGACGAAGAAACTGAGTGGTGGCAATCTGTTGCTATGTTGGCTGGCTGGCCAGAGTGGCAGATAAATCCAGATGGTAAAAAAGATCCTGTTAAAGCAAAGCCAAAGAAAAAACAAGTCTACGTAGTAGGTCCAAAATTTTAGGAACAAGATAAAACTGGGCACCATACCCAAAAGTTCCTGTAACCAAAAAGGGGAAGTCGTAATGACCTCCCCTTTTTATATTTTAGCTATTACAGTATTCACAAATACCGCCTAAACATAATGGACACATAATTCATATTTTAATAGTTATACCTATTGACGCTATAAAAGCGCCGCTTGCTATTGCAAGTGTATTTGAGTTAAGATCTAGCTTTTGTTTATGCAAGATCATATTGGTGCCGGCAAATGTCATCATGCCAATGCCACCTATTACAGCTAATCGTTTCATTTATATAGGTTTATATTTAAAGTTTCTTACAACATATTCTGATGTTGGGTGGTTATTTACATCCACATTTGCATCTACGTGTGCGTTTATTTTTACATTCATTGATTTATCACGATACTCTTCTAATAGCTTAGGATCTTTAAGCTCTCTAACTAGTCTATCATTATAAAATATTTTAATAGTGTCCGGTGTCCATAAACAACCGAATTTATTAAAATGTTTTGCTGGATTCTTCCAACTTAACCAGTGCGTCTTTGCTCCTAAATTATAATTATCAGGTTGTTTTCCGCAGTGAAAATTAGTTTCAACTCTCCAAAATCCAAATGGATTCATTATATCAAAATGAAAAAAATGTTCTTTATTTTTTGAATAAGCCTCAAAAACATCAATTTCAGGTGGCCAACTTTCAAATGGACTCATCCAAAATGCAGGCCATAAATTCTTACCGGTTGGTAACTTAGCCTCTATTTCAAAATATCCATAACCAAAACCGTCAACACTTGATACTAAACCAACACCTATTGGTATTTCTATATCTGGTTTTTTAAACTTCTTTGGATTATATTGAGTTTTTAATATTAATTCATCTTTATCATTAATATCTACCGCTGTTTTGTCATAATAGCAATAAGTTTTATTAGGATGATATACACCCCATTTTTCTCTCGTACGCCAACTATAGTTAGCCCATTTTATATTTGCCATGATTTTATTTTATTTCACAATTATCACCTGCACAAGCTAATTCTCCTGCAAGATCTGTTTCATCTTCTGTTTCTACTATCTTACTGAGATCAACATCTTTAAGATGTTTCATCGCCATGTCGTAGTTTACTTTACTTATATCTTCAAATGGAGCTTGAGTATACGTACCACCATCATAAGGTAATACAGATAAACCATTATAATGATCTCTATTTTCCCACATCCATTTACCAGCTTGATCCCACTCTTCTTGCTTTAAACTAACAGTAGCTGAAACATTGTGAGTGTTAGATCCTTTTCTATGGCCCGGCTTAACCCATTCAGTAGCCACCTTCTTTATACGCTCAAGTAAGTCAAATGGTGATTCATCTCTAAGTATAGAACCTTTAGGTGCTTTCTGCGGTATACTAATAACAGCAGTGTCATGAGGTCTAAAAAACTCATCTTCAACTAGTTCAGGATGATTAGTAGATAAATACTTATACATAGATTCGTTTTTACCAACCCTGATCCTACGCGTATAATAATCATTGTGCCATGCATGAATACCCGAAGAAGTTCCTAATGCCAGAGATGTTGTCCCAGCAGGCTTTACGGTTGTACATCTTGCAGCTGGATTAATACCTATTAACTTAGCTGTCTTTGTATTCTCTCTTTTTACTATACTTGCAGCGGCCTTCATATCCAACGGCAGCACAGCGGCACTCCCTATTCCTGTCATTGATACACCGATAAGGGCGTCCTTCTCTGTCGTATCTCTCCATACGTCTCTTAAATAATGGAAGTCAGTATATCCAGCTTGTAGTGTACCTATAAAGCTGGCTTTCTTAACTCTATTGTTAAAATCTTCTTGTGATTCAAGATCACTAGCATTTACCTCACATAAGTTACAAAACTGGAAAGGTCTTAATGCTATTTCACAACAAGGGTTTGTACCCCAGTCTTTATCATTGTTAAGGTATATACCAGGCTCACCTGATCCTGATAGCTCTACACGTTTCCATAAATCCATAAAAAACTCTTGAGTTACTTTATGTCTCATTAATACAGCAGAATTATTTGATCTACCTCTTTGTGGATCTGTCTCCCACCAGTTGCCAGATTTAGCTGCAATCATTTCATCATCGCCCGCAGAGAACAAACTAATTAAAGCTGCTCTACGAATACCACCTGCTAATACAGCATCGGCAATATGACAAACAATATCATGCGCTTCTAATGTTGTTAATGGTGTACCATCTTCTTTACCATCAAATATACCTTTAATTTTAAGTATACATTCTTTTAATGGTTGGGGTCCTGGTGCTTTACCTCCAGATGTTACGAGCTGTGCTCCCTTTGGTCTAATATCAGAAAAATCAAACTGTACGCTAGATGATCTCTTACCACCCATATAAGACTTCATAAGAACTTTAATAGCGTCAGCCCAACCTTCAATGCTATCACCAATTAAAAACCTTCTAGTTCTTTTAACATAAGGTTTGTTAACTATAGGTAACTTAGCTACATGGTGTTGTTGTACAGAGTAACCTACTCCGGTTCCACCTAATAATAAAAACATTATTTCATGAAAACAGTCAATGCTATCAATAGGTA